TGGCACGAGCACAGCCCGACCGGCATGCGCGCGGCTGAGCTCAAGCAGGACGGTGCCTTCTTCGACACGGCCGCAGGCTCGAGCCACGCCGCGCTCGGAACGCTGTCGGCCGACCCGCAGGGCACGCTGCGCGTCGTCGTGACCGGCAACGCAGGCGAGACGATCGGGCAGCCGTTCGTGGGATTCGAGGGGACGATCCAGGAATCCTACGAGGTGCTCGCCAAGGTCGGGAACCTGACGCGCGCGAACGCCGAGCACAAGGTGTCGGGCAAGGCCGAGTACGGCGTGATCCTGCATGCGCTCACGGCAGAGACGGCGGACGCGAACACCGAGGGCGCGGGCTCGGTGGATCACACCGGCGAGGCTCAGCGCGTCGTGCCGATCACGTCGAGCAGCGTCGCCAATCCGAGCGTGATCACGACGACCGTACCGCACGGGCTCACCTCGGGCATGACGGTGCTGATCGCAGGGCACACGGGCTCGACACCTTCGATCAACGCCGAGCAGACGGCCACGGTCACGAGCACAACGACATTCACGATCCCCGTGAACGTGACGGTGGGCGGCACGGGCGGCACGTTCACGCGCGGCAAGACGAACGCAGGCGGCTCGGCCTACATCCAGATGACCGCGATCTCTCTCGGCGGGCACACGGCCGCCCAGGTGACGGTCCGGGACAGCGCGGACGACGTCACCTATGGCGACCTCGTGGCGTTCACGGCGCGGACCGCGATCGGCGCCGAGCGCGTGACGGTCGCCGGGGCCGTCGAGCGCCACCTGGCGCAGAGCCTCGACTTCACCGGCGCTGGGGCAGGTCCCACATCGACGTACTGGGCGGGGTTCGCCAGCTTCTAAGGAGGACGCATGGCGGGCAGGTACGGAAGTTCCTCGGTCACGATCACCTACGACAACGCCCCGAGCGGATCAGGGCAGATAGTCACGAACTTCATCATGGAGCTCGGCGGCGCGAAGATCGTCGTCGAGAACGAGTCCGCCGAGGCGTTCGGCGATTCCTGGCGCGAGTTCGCGGCGGTCGGGATGCGGTCTTCGCCCGACATCGCGGTGAGCGGCCACTGGAATACGACGGCGACCACGGGGCCGCACGTCGTCTTCAATCCGGGGGCGAACGACGCGGACCCGAACCAGGGGACGCGGACGCTCGTCATCGTGTTCGGCGACTCGAAGACGTTCACGGTCGAGACGATGCTCGCGGAGTACGAGGTGGCTGGCACGGTGGGCGCGCTGACGAAGTTCAACGCGGTCATCAGGCCGACCGGCGCAGCAGCGTGGAGCTGATCGTAGAAGCCGCACATGGCCGCAAGCGGGCCGGAGCCGGTGCGTGAGGGACGCCGGTTCCGGCCCCGCCTTAACCCTCACTTGAGGCAGGAGAGTGCAGCATGTTCGCAAGTCGGGTGACAAAGGAAGTTGAAGTAGATGACGGAGAGTCTCTCGTCAAGGTCACGATTCAGAAGCTCAGCGCGCGCGCTCTCGATAAGGCGCGCGAGGCGAAGTCTATTGCGCAGTTGACGGCGATGCGGCCGGCGTCCAAGGACATGTGGCAGGGGATGCGGTCCGCCGAGATGGACCGACTCGCGGACGAGCTGAAGGAGAAGCGAGCCAACGAGGCCGCCGATCCGAAAGCGCGGGCCCGGGCTCGGTACGACTTGCACGACCGCGAGCACGTGCTCCAGGCCGGCATCGTGCGGTGGACCTCGGTCACTCTACTCAGCGAGAAGGCGCTCGACGACCTGGACGAGGCCACGGCTCAGAAGCTCCACGAGGCCATCCTCGACCTGAGCCTGCCACCGCTGGACCCCGTCGAGGCGGAGGCGGTCCTTGCAAAAGGCTGAGGGCGCTTCACCGGCTGCTCGAGGGGCCGCAGCCGGAGGGGGCGCCCGAGCGCGAGCCGCATCCGGAGGACTACGAGACGGCGCGGCTCTGGCAAATCTCGGTCGTCGCGGAGGAGTACGGCCTTTCGCCGGTGCGCGCGGCGTGGGAGCTGGAGAACGACCCCGAGCAGTTGGCGATCGAGATCCTGCCGCTGCGGCGGTACGCGGAGGCGTTCCGCGCATGGAAGCGCGCGGACAAGAACGAGCTCAAGGCCTGGCGTGACTCGCCCATGATGAAGCGCGTCGACGAGATCGGGGCCGAGTTCGCGGCCGCTGAGATGGCGGAGCGCGCGTGACCGTAGCGGAGCTCGAGTTCGTCTTCAAGCTGCGGGACTCCATGTCGCCGGCCATGGCGACCGTCAGTAAGACCGTCGAAGCCGCAGCAGCGAGCATGAAGACGTTCACGGATGCCGAGCAGAGAGCCGAACTGGCGATGCGAGCGCTCCAGAACCAGGCCAACAGGATGAACACCGCGATGCGTGTCGGGGCCAGCGGCTTCAATGCGATGCACTCGGAAGCGCTGAAGATGAACGAAGCGTACGGCCGAGGGACGCAGCGAGCGGGAACGTTCGCAGACAGCGTGGGGCGCGTGAGCACCACGCTCGCGCGCTCAGCGGACGCCTTCGGATTGCCAGTCGGCGCGCTGCGCTCTCTTGATGATGTCGCGGATGTTGCAGAGCTAGGGCTCAAGGGCCTTGGGACAGGAGCCGCTTCGACCGCTCTGTCTTTCTCGACCCTCCATCTCTCGATGCTTGGCCCCATCGCGGCAGCAGCGGCTATCGGCGCCGCGCTCGGTACGCTGCTGAACAAGTTCGAGTTTGTGCGGAAGGGCGCCGACGCGCTCGTGGCGACGTTCGAACGTCTGTTCACGGGCATGTCTTCCGGCGACAAGCTCAATGCCGCTACGGCCGGGTTGGCCGACTTCTCCGCGAAGATGGGCGCCAGCCACACCGAGGCGCAGAAAAAGCAGGTCGAGGGGCTCAAGGCGATGCACGTCCCGCTGAAGGACATTGCCGCCCTCTACAAAGACTCCATGACGCCCGAGATGATGAAGCAGCTCGGGATAACGAAGGAACAGATCAAGCTCGACGACGAGCGCGTCTCGACGGCGAAGAAGCTGGCCGAGCAGCGGAAGGCGTTCGGCGAGCAGGTGAAGCGCCAGACCTCGGATCGCATGATCGAGGAGATGGCGAACCTCGTCACCATGAAGGACATGCTGAAGGTCGCCCCGGGCGTGAAGAAGGGCGGCATGGCATCCGCGATGGTGGACCAGTTCACGGGGTCACGCCTCGAAGACGAAACCCTCAGCGGCATGCTGAAAATCGAAGCGAAGGCTGCGGATGTTGCGAAGCGTTTCTCCGAGATGGCTCAATCCGCGTGGGACGCGCATCGTCCGATCGAGCAGATCAAGGAGGAGCTGATAAAGGCGGGAGCGACGGCAGAGCAGGCCGCCGCGGCGGTCGCCAACATCAAGCCTCCCGAGATGAGCGGGTGGGACAAGGTCACGATGGTCCTCGGCGGCATCGCGGACATGTTCGGCTCGCTTGCTGGCGACGGTGAGGATGCCTTCGCTCGCATCTCTCGCGCGGCCTCAAGTGCGGCGAATACGATCCAGAACGTTCGCGCGGCTGGTGGGCTCGGCACTAGGGGCGGGAAGGCGGCCGCATTCGAGGGTGCCGGAGACACGGCCGCATCCCTGTTCAGCAAAGACTCCAAGGTCGGCGGTGCGCTGGCCGGGGCCGGTAAGGGCGCGGCCATGGGCATGATGGTCGCCGGTCCGTACGGTGCTGCGATCGGAGCTGTTGCGGGGGCCGTCGTGGGATTCATCGCCAAGGGCAAGGCGCTGAAGAAGGAACTGGCCACGATGAAGCAGAGCTTCATCGATTCGGCCGGCGGCATGGACGCGCTCAAGAAGAAGGCCGCCGAGGCTGGAGTCTCGCTCGACGCCATGTTCAAGGCGAGGAACAAAGACGCGCTCCTCAAGGCGATCGATCAGGTCAAGAGCAAACTCGACACCTGGGACGAGGCGCACGAGAAGCTCCAGGCCGCCGTCGAGAAGTACGGCTTCACGGTCGAGGAACTCGGCCCGAAGTTCCGGCAGCAGGAGCTCGACACGATGGCGGGCGAGCTACTCCAGGACTATGAGCTGCTCAAGGCGTCCGGGATTGACAACAACCTGATCCTCTCGAAGATGGCGCC